AGGCGCTTCACATAGGCTCCGTCGTCGATGTCCAGGTCAATCAACACGCTCGTCTGTCCACCGCCCAGCGCCCTGAAGTTGGCGTACTGAAACGCCTTCCTCATATCGGGACGGTCAAGGTCCGACAGCCCCAGGTATATTTTCCCGTTGATCCCAGCATAAGAAATGGCCGTCGCCCCGTTGCCGTTCTGGTCCTCGTCGCCGAAGAACAGTCGGTAGGTCCAATCGCGGACACCAACCGAGGTGATAGCCTCGCCGCCGAAAATCTCGCCTCGGTCTCCCTCCCCATCCCAACGGGAGAAGCAGGAGATATTCCACCCCTCGAGAATGGTGAAGACGCCGTTCTGCGCCCCGTACTTCTTCCACTGACGCAAATCGAGGACAAGAAGACGGTTATTGTAGGTCGCCGTCGCCGCTGGGTAGGCCCAGACGATCAGATCCTCCTCCGGGATAACGGTCACCCGGACCTTGTCAATCGCCGCAAGATTGACTCTCTCTGCGTAATGGCTGGCCGAGGAATTGAGCTCTCGCCAAAGCGGAGCGATCGTCTCTGAGGTAATGTCTCGTGCCTCATAGCCGTTGATGACCTCGATCCCCTGCTTGGTCATGTAGAAGATCAGGCCCTGATATTCAATGACGGAATCCCGCGCCGGAGTACCACGCGAGTTCGCGATGTTCTTCGGAATACCAGGAAGGTCCGAGAACGCAACAACGTCCTCTTCCATGAAAACCATCAGGTGGTCAATCAGCGGCGAGACGACGAGTCGGCGGATGCTCCCGCTGTCGCCATCCGGGAAAACGTCCTGGTATCCCTCGGAGCGGAACATGTCGGGCTGTCCAGGCTCGGACCATCGGAGCCGATTCTTGTGGATTCCCCCTTCTTCACTCTCGAGATAGCTCGCCACGCTGGTGTTTCGACTCTTGAGATTTCCCATCACGAGGGAGTTTCGCCAAACGACGGCCGTCTTGCACTTCGGTGGCATGAAGACATTGGGGTCGGCAAGCTGCGTGAGAGAAGAGTCTGCATTCGTATCCTGGAACGTCGTTGGAGCGGTGGACGCGGTGACGACGCCTACGTAGTAGTAGTCGACCACGTTCGGATCGGTTGCTCCTCCGGCCGCGGTCTGCCCCTTCGTTCGATAGATTTCGATGTGTGTCACGTCATCGCTATGGCCGGCGGCCACAGTGAGCGTGACGTAAAGGAAGTCCGGCGTCGCCGCTGCGTCCTTGTACGTGTAGACGGTTCCCAGGGTGGAATATCCTACAGCTCCATCCATGTACCGATAGACGGCCCGGTAGTGATACCACTTGGCACTCTCGAGACCGCTCGCGTGCGATCCACTGACGGAGCTGAAAGCCAGCACCGCCGCCGGAGGCGTACAACCGTGCAGATAGACCTTGGAACCGTTTGTTCTCATCCCGCAGTTGAGAAGATAATCCGCGTCATCCGTGCTGGCGTACTCTGGGAAGAGATAGCACCAGTTGTTGTAGCCGAGCGAGCGCTGTAGGTATCCGTCGGTGAAGGAAGCTGATGTCCCGGTCAGTAATGTCCGCAAAGACTGATTCGCGGTCGCCGGAAGCGTCATGGCGGTCCAGACTCCGTCGGTCGCAATGGTAGCCGTCCAGGGAGAAAGATCGTCCCAGTCGTTATCGGCCTTCCAAAGCCCGGTGTAGGCCGCCTTGAAGAAGTACGCCTCGATTGCCCCGGTCAGCGCGAGCTTGTACCAGCGCTTGAGCATCGAGACTGGTCTGACGTTCGCTTCGACCGTTGAGGCCACGTAAGCCGCCCACTTGCCAGCTCGCCGCCGCAGAGTGCCCTTGCCGAACATATAGTTCTTCAGCATGTAGCACTGGCCCTTCGGGATCCGGGCCTTGTTGCGGACGAAGTTCAGCCCGCGATCGAAGGCGATGGCGACTTCCCGCATCCTAGCTCCTGTTGCGGAAGATGATGGGTTGCCCCGTTCCTGCCAGAATCGACGGTCGCGGCTTCAGTTGAATGTGCCGACTCCTGCTGCGGCGCGTCTGCTCGCCCTTGATCTGGGTGACCTCGCGGTAGTAGTCCTCCTTGGCGTCCCTCGAGAGTGCGAGCTCGTTGTCATCGGCGAGCAGGATCTTGGCCGCCCAAGCCACCAGTGCTTCGCAATGCCGAGGATCAACCTCAACGGTCTTCCCGAGGTTCGTGGTCTCGATCTTGTCCGGCAGCTTGAATCCCCAGACCCTGAGTTTCTTGGTGTCGACCTCGGCACTCGGGTTCGGCCAGAGGATGAACAGCGGCGGGTTGTAGGAGAAGTCATCCTGACCGAGCTTGCGCCAAATCCCGTACCGATATGGCACCCCCTCGTACTCTGGATTTCTGACCGCGAGCTCGCGGTATTCGTCGATGGTCATGTACGTCAGCGTGCGGACGTCGTCAGTGTCGTACTCGAGCTCGACATGACGATCGTAGAGAAATCCTGCTGGCGCGGTGTATTCCCTCGTCCCCTGGGTCAACGCGCACTCCCAAACTGTCTGGGACAGAACCCCCTGAACGTCCTTGGCGAGCTTCGGGATCGCACGATTCAGCGCCAAGACGATGTCTGCGTCCTCGAATCTCTGTGTGGCTCGGTTCGTGGGGTCCCCGATGGAGCCGCGCACGCTGTTGATGAGCTCCGTCCCGGTCCACATGAAGGGATCGCCCATGATTCCTCCTAAGAAGGACTGACCATCTCGGTGAACACGCCGACGGGTGTATCGAGTTCGGTCCAGTCTCCGTAGTAGCCGATCTCAATCTTGTTGATCCGTGGCGAGAAGATCCCATTGATACCGCCTACGTTGCACAGCATGATGGCGCTCAATTTGATGACGTCTCTGCCCCGCCCAGCCCAGACAACGGCTTGCAGATTCGCAAGGTTGAGCACTTGCCGTGTTCCGTAGGTTTGCCCGCTGTCATTCGAGACCGCGAAATAGAGAAAACACTGTCCGCCGATGTCCTGGCCGGCGGTGTCCACACTTATGCTTAGGCTTGTAATCGCCTGGATCGACTTGGGCCTCGCGACCGGGAACTCAGCCTCGACGTGATTGGGATACCTCAGTCCCGCCCAGTGCTTCATCGAGTCGAAGTAGCACGGGAAATCGTTGTATCCAACGCCTGTGCCACCAACGGTCTCGTCGTAGTAGAAACCCCAGCGACCAGAATCCGGGGTATCGAGCGTCCCGTCACTTTCCTGAAGGAGCACAACCCGAACGCCGTCAATGAACACAGCGAGCACCTGGAAGTAGACGTTGAACGGGGCACCGCCGAGGTCCACGGTTATCCCGGCGATGAGAGCGTGATGCCAACCAGCGGAACGGGTGACTCCCGTGTCGACATCCGTCGGGCTTCCCATGCCACCGTGCCGCAGGAGATACTTATTCTGATAGGCAGGATTGGCGTGGTTCGGGTCCCAGTAGATCCCGAGAGAGGGGGTGTATTTCGCCTCGAAGTCGCAGATGAAGCCCATACGATCATCGCCGGTCTGCTTGCCCTGGTCGTTCCACCAGAAGCTGTGCACCGTCCAGTCACCGCCCGCGCCGCCACCAGCCCAGACGTAATTGGCTGTCAATGGACTCAGCGTGGCGATGGCGACCTTGTAGGATCCGAGGTCTGGGGCGTTGGGCTCGTAGCTCTCTCCGTAGCAGACGCCCATGCCGCTCGAATCGTTCGTGTCCCATGTCGGATCAGACATGGTAAGACCGTTCGCCTGCATCGCCGGGGTGTTCTCCGCGGCCGAGGCGTACCCCGCCCAGATCGAGAGCGAGCCCGGGTATCCGGTCTGCTCATCGAAGTTCCAGGCAATCAGCTCATCGGTGATCGTCGGATCGACGGCCCCGTCCCTTGGCGATCATCCGGTAAGTGTTCGACGTCGCCGCCCCAGCGAAGTAGACGACACCCGGATCATCCTCCGTTGCGGAAGCGGTCAACGAGTTCTTGCAGATCCTGACGTTGTTGTCGTTCGCGTCCATGCCCTGCATTGATGCGTACTCGACCCAACCGAGGCCGGTCTGCACCGTGCCCGTCGCAGCGGTAGTCGTGAAGATCAACTCGAACTCGTGCTTGCTTCCCGTCATCCGGTGAATGCGCCGGGTGATCGTGACGTCAGCCATTGCCTAGCCCCTTCCCGTGGCCTTGTAGAGATACGTCACGGCCCTTCTCGAGATGGAACATCCCTTCGTAGCCGGCCACATTGTTCGTCGTCGTGTTCGTGTTCAAGTAGATGTCGACGTCTGCGGTGGCCGTAGAACCCAAGACCACGACCTCCACCTGCTCGAGGTGCCCGATCGCGGTCTGGAGCTCGACGGTTCCTCCCGCAGCGCCGGTAAAGGTTCCGTACTCCTCTCGGTGCGTGCCGACGACGTTTCGTCCCCGCACCGTCTTCGTTGCGGTTGCCATCAGCCGACTCCGATCGCTTCGTAGAGATGCAACTCGGCGGCAATTCCAGACTCAATGTGGATGATTCCGCCGTCTCCCGCCTGGTCGTTCCCGGCGTTGTCGTCAGAGTTGACGTAGAACTCAATGTTGTTCGTCGCGCTTGCCCCTGCGCTCGTCACTTTCGCCCAGATGACGTGCTTGAGCTTCGTTTGGATTTGCAGGTCTGACGTACCCGACGCCGTGAACTTCCCCGTTTCCCTGATGTAGACCCCGTGGCTGTCTCGGGTTCGTTCTGTGATGGTTTGGGTTGACAATTCTCGACCTCCGGTCTGCGTGCCGTCAGCACGAGTTCTGCCGTATCGGGCATCATGGACTTGTCGCCCTCGATCATCTTCTTTTCGACCTTCACGTCGACCAGTCCGACGGTGTTCGCTAGAGCCTCAAGCCTCCTTGCCGTAAACAGCGTCTTGTGCTCCTGACCCTTCCCGATCTGATAGCCGAACAACGTAGCGTTCAGCCAGTCGCACATGGGATCGACATCCTCCTTCTCGTCGATCCTCTTGATGAACTCGCGCATGTGATACTCTCCGTCAGGAACCCTGACCTCGATCCGCCCCCCGGGCTGCAACGTGTTCACCCAGTCGCGGAAGATCCTGACGACGTCCTGATGACTCATGTGCTCAAGGGAATGAGAACTGCGGATCGCTTCAGCGAGGCCGAAACGCTCTCGATACCACCGAAGATCCGAGATGTCTCCCTCGATGATGTCGGGTGATTGGGGGTGAAGATCAATCCCGGTGAAGCCTGGCGCCGGGACAGGCCCGCAACCGAGGTCAATCATCTGCTTGGAGCGCTTGGGCGGTGCAGTTTTCGCACGGCTGTACCCAGGATGACGGAGATCCCCCATCGTTTCGACCGCGTAGAGCCCGTTGCGTCGATAGAGCCATCCGGGAGTTCCACGTTTCCCGCCGTTCGGATCTGGGATGTAGCGGTAGATCATCCCTGAGCGCCAATCGACGTGATCCGCCTGAATGGTGGTGTCTACGATGACCTTGTACCCAGCGTCCTTCGCCTTGTTGCAGAAGTAGATGTCCTCTGTGTGAAAGCCGGCGGGCCAAGACGTCTCGGGATCGTAACCCTCGGAGGTCTTGAACCACGGCGGCTTGATCTTTCTGAAGACGTCCATGTGAATGAGCGTGCAGCCCATTCCGCAGCCATCGGCGTCGATGAGGTCTCCAAGGTCATAGTCCTCGAACGCCCACGGCCAGCCCTTGATGTAGATCAGCGGCCAGCTCGGGATGGATTTCAGGTGATAAACGCCAGCGGAGATCGGGGTGTTCAGCTTCAGCAGCTTCACGAGAGCGTGAGGGGGTGGAGCGACATCGTAGTCGATGAAGAACAACCACTCCACCCCATCATGCAGCGCCTGAGCGACCACGGTATTCCTCGCCTGGTCGACAGGCATTCCATCTGGAGAGTAGTAGATAGGATTCCCAAACATCGGAATGATGAGACGCTTCAGTGCAAGCGCCGTTTCCCTGACCATGACTCTGGTCGGGGTCAAGACAGCGACGCCAAACGCGAACTCCTTGAGCCTCTCGGCCGTAGCCGAAGGGCACAGCAGTCTCTGGCTCTCCGTCTTATAGACGGGAGCTTCCACTTGATCCATCACTTCGACGTTGGGGTCCACGTCTTCTACCTCCAATACAGATCGACGATCGCGCCGTCGCCGCCTGTGGAGGCAACGGTCGTCGTCGTCACGCGCAGAGAACCTCCCACACGAATGTAGGAGGAGTTGGTCACACAGGTGGAGAGAACACCGTCCGTGTTGATGGAGCATCTCCGCAGGGCCGTACTGAGTGCCGGAGCGTGCCCGAAGCGGGCGACGGTAACCGGACCGCGGTAAGCAGCCCATCCGTAGTAGTTGCTCGTCAACGTTGCGCAGAGCATCCCGACGATGCCGCCAGACCAACTCGCGTTGTTGACGTAGTTCATGTTGACTTCGCAGAAGACGCTGTCGGCCGCACCCTCGTGGCCGACCCACACGCCACCGTTGATCGTGGTCGTGTGGACGTTCTTCACGTAGACCGCATGAACGACGCCGTTGGCGGTGTCGAAAGCGTACTCCTCGCCGAGACGGTGCTTCTGAGTTGCAGAGGCTTGGTAAAGCCCCTGACCCGCTGCTGCCGGGTAGCGACTCATTTTAGCCTCCTAACTCGTGAACTTGGCTTTCCCCTGGTAGCGCGGAGCGTCCACACAGAGGTTGCCAACGAAGAAGTACCGACCGAGGGCGACCCACTGATTCCAGGGCATCACGCTGCGCATGAACTTGTAGAACGCCAGCCGGTGCGGCCGCAGAATCACGTGCGCCATGTTCAGCATGTACCAGTAATCGTAGGAGCCGCCGCCGGCGACGCTCGAGACGTGGCTGTCGACCACGACCGGCGTACCGTTGAACTGAAGACTCCGGAAGCCAGCCTTGCCCATCAGATCGGAGCCGAGACGCTGCATCGGCGTCAGAAGGTTCCAGTACCTGTTGAAGTTGGCTTGGCAAGTGACGTTGAAGTCCGGGGACTCATCACCTTCTTCGCAGTCGCCCCAGAGATCCTGGAGCGCCTCGAGGGTGAGCGCGGAGGCCGAAGAGATGTTGGCATCCCAGACCGCGACATCGCCCGAGCCCGTGCGGGTGATCCCCGCGTAAGTCGTTCCGGTCTCGGTGGAGTCCGAAACGGCCAGGTCAAGCGAATCGACGGCTTTGGCATCCAGGGCGCCATCGTTCAGGTCGAACACGGCCTGCCCCAGATTGTGCGCACAGCGCTTCGCGGCGACGATGTTCTTGATCTTCGCCAGGTCGAAACGCCGCGTCGGCGCATCGGCGTTCTTCAGGAGCTGGAGAGCCGACAAGACCACTCCGGTCGTGTAGATTTTCCAGTCCAGTTGAGCCGCGCCGACTTCCTCTTCGTACTCAGCGTCAAACGTCTGCCACTCACCGATCCACTCGCCCGATCCCGTCTTGTAGATCATGGGCATGTTGATCGTGAGGCCGCCTCCCAGAGTCTGGGCGTTCGCGCGAAGTCTCAACGCGAAGGGGTTCGACTTGAAGATGTTGTCGACCACCTTTGGCGCGAAGTAGTCCTCGGTCGCGGTCGCCAGCTCGTCGTACAGGGAGTTTAGCGACATGAGTTTCCCTCATCGTGCTTGTGAGGGCACTCACGGCGTCGATGGAGCTAGAGGGGCGCGTGGGGTCTAGCCTGGCGGGTATCCCGCCTGGCGCTGTGCCTCGTCTCGGATTGAGTTCCAGTCGGTCTGGGCGGGGTCAAACTGTCCAGCTTGCACCCTGCCCGTCTGCTGGAACGACGGGGACACTTGGGTCTGGCCGGCGCCCATCACGGGTGCGGCGGACCCTCCGCGCTCCACAAGCTCTCGCTGACCGATGACACGCCCGATCGACATCCCGTGGATTGCCATGAAGGCGTCCCGGGGATGGGCGATTCCGCGCTGACGCATGACGTTCAGCACCTCTGCCTCGTCGAATCCTGGCATGTCGCGAAGCTCCTGAAGTTCAGCACTCAGCCTTTCGTTTTCCAGACGTTGGGCTGATTCGCGCTGACTCCTCTCGAGCGCGTCCTTGCGCTCCTGAGCTTCTCTCGCAAGCGCCTGTTCCAGTCTTGCGGTCCTCAGCTCCTGGCGCTTCATCACCGACGCAAGCCCCGGATACTGGCCCTCGAGCTCTTCGTAGCCTGAGAGTTCGTCGTCCGGCTCGGGGATCTCACGTAACCTCTGGAGCTCTTCCTTCTCGGTCTGGAGCTCGTGTCGCAGGTTACGGACTTCATCGAGCACGTCGGCTACCTCTCGGCGGCCCTCGGCCAGCGCCTGGGTCTTCCGGGTGTAGTCCTGGTGCATGAGGCCGCGGTCTCTCCACTTGAGCACCTCGTCGACCGGATACGCCTTTCCACCGATCTCCACCATATTCGGTGGGGTCTCGGGGAGATTGGGCTGCGCGGGCGTCTGCGTGCCTTGGGGAGTCACAGATCGTTGTGCCTGGGCTGCTGGGGCTTCGGCTTGGCCCGGATTGCCCATCTGCGTGATTGCCGCGAGCCCTGCTGGCGCGTGTGCCGCCGCGGCAGCGTCCGACGCCTGCTGGGCTTGGATCAGCGGATGGATCGGGCTTCCTTCGCTTAGAATGGAGTCCTCTGGCATTGAGGCTGCTCCTTACCCTTGGGTGAAGTTCCTCGGGTTCCCGAAACTCTGGTCACCCTGCCCCGAGACGGGACCCATGGGTGCGCGCGTGATCGCATCGACCGAGGAATCAAGCGGTCGCACCTGCGGGGGCCTCGCCCTCTGGGGCATCTGTGCCGGCGGGCCTTGCCCGACGGTCGCCTGGAAGCCCTTGAAGGCTTCCAGCACTTGGTTGAGCCCATCGCGCGCCCGGGCCATGACGGCCGGATCGAAGTTGACTCCCTTGGAGCTGAACTCCTTGGCGATGAGCATCAGGTTCTCGCCGTACAGACGATGGAGCTTATCCAGGGCCTCGCCCCGGGGCGTCATCGTCTGGTTCACGCCCGGAAGCTGCCCGGGTGTCGGCCTAGCGTCGGCCCTCGGGGAGACCTGGGGTGACTGTCCCATCCCCGGGACCTGCATAACAGTCATGGGCCACCTCCTGGCTGTAGTCTATAGCGGCTAGAATCGAGCAGTCAAGGTCTCAGTCATACGCAGCCTCCGCACGAATCGTAGCCCCCAGAAAGACATTGTAGGCGAAAGCTGAGTCAAGTTCTCCGTGATTCCAGAGATAGATGATCGGGCCGAGCTGAACAGTGTCCTTTCCGGTCGGGACGTGTCTTGAGTAGAGAATCACCGAGATGGGGATGGTGTAGTCCACCTCTTGGGTAAAGAGGATCCTGGTCGGGGAGCCGCACTTCAGCCTGCCGTCCGGAAATGTGTCAGCCGGCGTCAGCGCGTGACCGATGTTCAAGCCAGGGTATGGCCAACGGAACATGAAACTTGAGGTTCCGCCCTCGAAGGTCTGAATGTCCTTGCCCCTCGCATACAGACTTGTTGCCAGAATCAGCGTGAGCAGCAGTAGGCTGGAGAGTGTCTTCTTCATCACGGACCTACTTCCAAGCGGCCTCAATCTGAACAGTGTCGAGACCGCTGTTGAAGGAGATGAAGAGAAGCGAGTCAAGGGCGCCATTCTCGAAGCGATATACATTCGAGCGAAGCGTCACCCTAGCCGAGTCGGCGGGGAAATCGCTGCTATAGAGAGTCATCAGGACGGGCCCGCCGCCGCTCACAATCGCGATCGTGACATAGGTTGGAGAGGCGTTTTTTAGCACCCCGTTGGGGAACGTGTCTGCCGAGGTGCAGAGCGAGAGCCCGGACGCATGGCTAGGGAAGTAGATCATCGAGCCGGTGGCCGTGCTTCCGTAGGCATGATACCAGTGTGGCTTGCCCAGCACCTGAACAGCCAGAAGAATCAGGAACGCAAGGGCGAGGACCGATCTGAGTCTCATGGCGACCTCCTATTTCCAGATCGCCTCGACCTGGACAGTGGCACCGTTCAGGGCGACGACGGCGACAGAATCAATCGTCCCGTATTCGTACTCCACGATAACTGTGCCCACGCGAATAGTGTCGACGCCAGCCGCGAAATCACTCGAGTAGAGTGCGAGAACCATGTTGTTGAGACCGGATATGCGACTAAAGCTCACGTAGGGGGCAGCCGTCGATTGGAAGGAATACAACGCAGAGCTGATGTTCAGCGAGGGCTTGGGGAAATACTTCATGCCGAAGGTGTTTATCACGAAGATCGCGTGCGGCTTCGGCGATGCTCCTGTCGCGAGCATACAGACGACGAAAACGGAGACGAGAAATACTGCGATTCGTTTCATCTCACCAGCTCCCCTTTGCAGGCCGCAACCAGAGCTGAATGAACGGGTAATCTGGATTCTCTGGCGAAGCCGCCTTGGCCTTGCAGATGACGTTCAGGACATCTCCAGCCTTGAGCGGCAACCGGAGTTGGTCCTTCTTCCCGTTGGCCCCTCCCCAGGGGATCGCCGTCACCCGAGTATTCCCGTTCTTGTAGACCAGTACCGTGCAGTTCGGTGCACTAGCGAAGTCGCTCGAGTTCCAGTCGACCATGTCAAGCACGGTGTCTTCCTCGAGATAGAGACCTCTGTAGGTAGCCGAAGTGTCTCCGGCCGAGATCCCGACGTACGTGATGCCGGCGAAGTTCGGTGCTGGGCCTGTGAATAGATGGTGCCACTCCTCTCGGTCAGTCACCAAGGCTTCGACTACGTGCCCATCGAGCCTCACGTGCGCGGTATCGAGCTCGTTGCCGGCGTAGATAAAGTGACTTCCCGTCATCTCGAAGCTGGCAAGGCTTCCCGTAACCTGAACGAGCGCAGGACTGTAGTGCATCCCCTGGAAGTTGCAGTTCTTGATGCTCAGGGATCGGTTGTTCTTGAATCTGTACCATGTCCACAGCCCGCCGTCGGCGCGAGTTGAGTCGACGTAGATGCAACGCCAGGGCACGTCGACAGACGCCAGGTTCTCGAACCAGCAGTCCTCGAAGTGAACGTAGCCCATGTGATTCTGGATGTAGACCCCGCCGCTGACCCATGTGCCACCAGAGTCGTACGTGCTCGACTCGAAGTCACAGCGGTCGAACTCGATGCCATTCGCGCGACCCCATTCGGCGTCTGACTGGTAGTGATCGACGATCATCACGTTCCAGTAGTATTTCCACGGGTTGCCGTCCGGATTAGTGATTCCTGTGTAGTAGCCGGTTCCGTTGTATGGCTGGCGGAAGTTGCAGTTGTCGAACTGAAGGAAGATGTTCCTTCCCTTCATGTAGAGCGAGTTCGCGTTGAGCTGGCGGAAGTCGCAGTCCCGGAAGACTCCGTAGTTGGCATACATACAGTTGGCAAGCCCGCTCGCGCAGGTATCGCCAGCACACTCGATGTGGACTCCGGAACCACCAAGATTTTTGAAGGCGACGTTGTTGACGATGAAGTCCGTGACTGCGTGCCACTCGTCAGTAGCGGTTCTCCTAAGAACGATGGAGAGCCCGTGCTGTGACGTGGAATCTTCGCAGTAGGCGAGGTTGCCGCTGATCTGCATATTGCCGAGCATCCATTCTCTAGTGATGGACCTTCGCATCGTTCCAGACCAGCCTCCGCCTGAGGTAAACCACTCCATGCTGTCCGGATCCACGACGAATGCCGGATTGTTCTTCCTCATGTAGATGGTAGTCGCGTCTCTGCCCACACCCAGAACACTGACTCCGAACTTCAGGGTACAGGGGGTGTCGATTGCATGGTCGCCCTCAAGGATGATGTAAGTTCCGCCACCCCGAACGAACATCTGATTTATGTTCGCCTGGATCTCGGCCGACTTGTCTGTCAAGGCCAGGACTCGAGCTGTCGGGACGCATCCCGTTTCTGAGCTGTCCGGAGCTGATCCAGAGAAGGATCCGACTGCCACGGAGGTCGGAAGCTGATCGGCCGTTGCTGACCAGTAGTTGCTCGCCAGGAAGATCGTGACGAGCACAAGGAAGCAGATTGCCGAGAGTAGGATTCTCATTTTGCCTGTCCTCCCTGGGGTGCTGCTGCACCCCCTTGGCTCGCCATCATTCTCTGGCGGGCCATCATGACCGGGAGCCAAGAGAGAATCTCTTCCCGGTTGTGAAGATTCGAGCCCTCGATGAGCATCTCTGGCGGCAGGATTCCCATGGAGTAGAACATCATCAGGGTCTGGAACTCTGCTTCGCGGAGCTCCTCGAGGTTGATTCCAGGGTCGACGCGCACGTGATAGTTCGCCATGCGCGCTTCTGGTGTGAGCTGGTACTGGCGGAACTGGACTTGGTCATTCTCAAGGAGGGCGCGGCGCTCTGGCCCGAGGATGGAGAGCAAGAGCTCATCCGGCCAGAACTGCTGGATGCGCGACGCGAACAGGCGAGCAGCCCGCGAGAAGGCACGCTTTGTCCCTTTGTGTCGTGAACGGATGCGGACATTTGCGGCCGCTCGCAGGGACATCAAAGCCTTACCAGCAGTTACCCCCGTAGGGTTGATGCCACGAGTGACATCAGGTGAGCCAGTTCGGTTATCAGCCGCCTGCTCCAGAGTGTGGAGATAGTTGTATACCTCCGCGGGCACGCGCCCTCCTTCGAGCCAACGAACGCGGTCGAAGGTCCCTGGATCCGTGACCCAGACCTCGCCCGGCGTGTTGCTCATGGACCCCTCGTCTAGGCCCGTAGACTGGTCGACGATGAGTCGTCCCATCGCCGTGTAGAGGTGCATGAGCTTGAGCATGTCGTGAGTGTCGTTGTGGAGCATCTGGAGATTGATGAGTCCCTCGGTTTCCCCGAGGCCGTACCAGAAGTCGTCGATGAAGCCGTCGTAGAACTTCACGTAGGGAAACTCGCCGTCGGCGTACGGATTCGGCCGATCGTAGAGCAACCGTCCGTTCGCCCAAGACATCACGCGGCCACCTGGGTACTTCAATGTGTGCGTCCGTCTCAGAACGGAGTCGTGCTTTCGGTGCTCCATCCAGAACTGCGGGGTCGTCGCGCCATCCCGGATCCAGAGCTCTTTCTGGCAGACGAGGCCACCGCCCTCTCCGTAGGGGGAGAGGTAGGAATCGGGCACTGACGGAACGGTCTCGCCGCCAGCGTACGGGCCGCCAGGCTCTGGTACGGTTTTCACGACGTTCGAGATGGGATAGCTCTTCAGGTGGTCTTCAATCGGCGAGAACTCCTGCGAGCTCGCGATCTCGGGATCGACATGCACCCCGTAATCGTTGAGGATCTCACCGACGGTTCGGATCTGCACTTCGATCATCCAGGGCGCCGTCGCTGGGTCTGTGGCGTACGGGGCTGGGTAGATCCTCCAGACGGGAATCGGCAGGAAGCGGACGATTCCACCTGTGTGGCCGTAGCGTGGGTCGTGCACTAGCTTCCAGTACCACGTCCCGTAGCGCAGGGTCGGATGGATCGTCTCATAGACGAGCGTATCCATGTCTTGGGCGCCCCAGACGTGCTGAATCGCGTCGTTGGCTATCTTGGTGAAGGCGATGTCGGCCTGGGACTCTGGCAAGTAGAGGATGCGGGGTTCCCCGTCGGTGAGCTGCGCTGCGAGGTGGTCGATCTTCTCAGCGATCAGGTTTTCAGTCGTCTGCCCGGTGAGGTAGGTTCCCTGAAGATGTGAGTTGTAGGACTCAAGATACCAGCTACGATGAGTCTCCCAACGGTCGCGCATTCCGAGGGTGGTATCTCGGTACTGGCGGGCCATCTGGTAGAGAGCTTCGCCGAATGCGACAATTTCCGACTCAGGACGGTTTATCCGTGCCTTGCTGTGCTTGCCAGGAAGGACGAAAAGTGGTCGGGTGCTGCGCTGGAAGCCGGGTACGAACTCGTGTTCGACCGCGAGTGCCATCATCGCTCCGTGGGGTCCTGCTACTCACCCTTCAGAAGCTCGGCGTCTTCGCCTAGAGCTTCCTGGAGTTCCCTGATCTCTCGATCTAGTTCGTTCTCGGCAGGTTCGCCGAGCTCGTCCACGGGTGCGATCACTCCTGGGTCGAATCCCTGTCCCTGGTTGGTGACCTTCTCGAAGACTACGCCGGCCCTGGGGTCTGCTGGATCCTTGGGGAAGGGCCGTATGACGCTGTGTGGCCTCGAGGTACGCTCGTAGAGCTTTTCTCGGGCTTTCTCGCACTCCTCGCGCAGCTCCTTGCTCGTTCTGGTCCTTACCTCTGGCCCGAGACCGGGCTGGGGGACGCCTTCGTCTGAGTGCCGTCGTTCGCTCTCGGCCTCGACGGCGCGCTTCATGATATGGACGCGCTTGGCGGGTAGAATCTCGAGCTTGGAGACCATTTCGTGCGTTTCCGGGTCCCGCATGGTCTCAGCGCCCTCGGTGTAGCAGTAGGGGCACATGGCAGAGGTGTATCGGGATTCCACGCTCTTTGCGTCCTGGAAGGTCTGGCCGCACATGCGGCAGCGGTAGTTGTAGATCATCAGAAGACACTCCGCCGGCCGTCGACTCTTCGGCCCGCCTTGCCATGTACGAATCGGGCCTGGATCTTCGGCACTCGTATATTCTCAAATCTAGCTTGAATCCGCTGCTCCTTGTCAAGTCGATTCAGTCTCGCGAGGATGCTATTTTCCTCGAGCTCTGCGTTTCGCTTCTCCCGGGTGCGTTTGGCGAGCTCGTTGCGCATGTTCAGGGCGATGCCCCATGCCGCCCATCCGTCGTCATGGCACTCTGGCCGCGCTTCGACCTTTCCGGTCTTCGGGTTGCGCCAGAGAGTACGGCACTCGTCGATAGTTGCGATAGATCGTAGCTGGCAGGAATCGTGTCGCGTGGCGTACTGGGTCTCGGAAACCATGCCTGGGCGCGTCTTGGAGTCCGTCGACCAGCCAGGAACCTTGAGATAGCGCTTCGTGCCTTTGTCGAACTGCTGGCGTTCGTAGAGCTGCACAGTCTTGCGGTCGGTGAAGTGACGGATATAAGGAATGCCGAAGCCTCCCGTGATCTCGATCGCCACTATCGCCCTGTTGAAGAATATCGCTAGTCGCTCAAGCTGGTCGACGGCATCATCGGCCGGGATCTGGGCGCGGAACTCAGCTACCTGATAGCCCTCCTTGACCGAGACCACGATTCCGACCGTCGCATCGTGCTCCTGGCCGGGAATGCCCTGGGCGCAGTCGATCGCCATACAATACTGGTCCTGCGGGTCCACAAAGCGCAGCTTGCCGTCTTCGTCCGGCCAGGGATAGAGCTCGATCATCCCTCCGCGCTCGTCGTAGTCGTAGCCGACGACGTAGTAGTCCTCCTGGATCTCCTTGATGAGCATGGTCACCCGGTGCCCTGGATTCTCCTCGGCGAACTTCCTCCACGAGGAGAGCATCATTGGATCCAGCACGTAGGCTTGAGTTGCCTCGAAGGCTTCATCTGGTCGCGAGGGGTACTCGCGGCGTCGGGAGGTCTCGTCGCCCTTGCACTTGGATTCGAGCGTGTAGCGGAGCCAGTTGACGTGGTCCAGCGTGATGTGGGGGAACTCCTTGGCGAGATCCCGTTCGTAATCTGTCAGGCTCGACACATATGCCTGCTCTAGGTTCAGGAGCCCGGAGCGCTCTGTGTTAGGTCGAGCAATCTCTCGAAGTCCGTCGAGTTCAGTAGGGGTTCTATCCGAGCCTTCTTGAGTTGGTTGCCCTGAGAGTCCAATTCCTGCGGGAGGCTGACCGCTGCCACGAACCTGATGAACGGCTGACCCCTCACCGTCGAGAGGTCCACTCTCGCATTGAGCATCATCATCCCCGCCCCGATCCTCATGATTCCCAGCTTCTCGAGTTCCGCCTCCGGGATCGAAGTCGAATCCGGGAGGAAGACGGGCACCAAGTGTCCGTGTACGTACCCCTGGCTGGCTGCGTACGCCTGGAAGTCCGAAAGTCCCTGAGACAGTGATTCTCGGAGCTTTTTGTCCCTCCTCTTCAGCATGTGCTGTTCGAGTGCCGCCTGACGTTCTTCCTGGATCGACTCCGCCGGATTCGATGAATCGACTCCCCAGGGTGTCATCGTGCTTCTCCCAGTGTCTGAGTGAGTTCTTGTGCATCATGAGCCACTGGCGGGGTGCGTACTTGCGAAGGTCCCGCCAGGAGATGCTGCGAACGTACTCGTGGAACTCGTGCCAAGCAAAGAAGAACGGCCTGTATTCGCTGCGCCCGGCGCTGGCCTGGGTCCAGAGCTCGTCCATGATGAGCATCGGGCCGTTGGCCGTCGATTCGATGATAACGACGGTCTGAGGCAGGTCCGGGATGGTCTGCATGATGGCGCCGTAGGTTCCGCTGGCGTTGGGCCAGGAGTCGAGCTCTGAGAAGTGCGCGCGGTTGAAGCCGAAGGCCCGACCGGCGGAGGCGCCAGATCCGGCGGTCTCGACGAGCAGGAAGGAGTCGTTGGCGTCAAAGTGGATCTTGCCGGCCGAGGCGGCTCTCAGCTTCGGCCGGATGTCCTCGGGAAGGTTGGCGTGGTAGCGGGTGGACATGCTGAGGAGGTACTCGGTGGCCTTCTGCTTGTGGGCGCAGATCAGGATCGACTGATTGTCGTTCTCGAAGGCGTCCAGGAACAGTGTCGCCTCAGCCCACGTCGAAACACCCTCCCGGCGGGCCTTGAGGACGAGGATGCGGCACATTTGCTCTTCGGCGGCGCACTGGCACTTGTACGCCTCGAGGATGAGCTGGACTTCGTTGAGGACGAGAGGGGCTTTGCGGGCGTGCTTGTCGATGATCTTGAGGTTGTCGGCCATCCACTCGACGCGCTCGTTGAACGTGAGCATCGGGGGGCCTCAGATTTTGTGCTGGCCGAGTTCTATGGCCTCGAGCTGCGTCAGGAGTTTGGCGCCCTCGCTCATCTTCTTGTTCTGGCGGGCGGCTCGGGCTTCCTGGGTGGTCGGTGGCCGTCGTCCGGCTGGGTGCTCGGTACGCTCTTCGGGTGATGGGGGAGGGCCTTGGGGCATCGTTCCCCAACCCTCAGGCGCTTGCCTTGGTGCGGTGGCTGGCGTCTCTAGGAGTCCCTCAACGAGTCGGCGTGTGGGGATAGTGCGGAAGGGGATCTTTCTCTGCGCCCAACTTCCCGTGAAGAACCCAGCCACAACCCCGAGACCGATTCCGAGTCCGAAGCCGCAGAGAAGAGATCCCCATTCCACTAGATTTTCCCCGCTTTCTTGAGAGAGCGGTTGACTGCGCGGCACTGGCGGTTTGCGTCCTCCTCGGATTTGGGCTCCTTGGAGAGTGCGCGGCCTCCCTTACCGCGGTGGGAGTAGCACTTGTAGCCGCCCTTGACCTTCTTGGTCACGGCTGGCATCACACGCCTCCCTCGGGCAACTTGAGGCTCTCGCCGACGTTCACGGCGCCGGATCCGTTGCCGGGGCCTGGATGAGAGACCTTCGGTCCCTGGTCTTTCGGTCCGGTCATGTCGTCGGTGAAGGAATCGACGGGCCCCATTGGTCCGGTAGCCTTCGTGCTTCCCTGGCAGGGGCCGTCGGGGAGATGAATCTCGGGCATGGTAGGAGCGCTCCTTTCCGGGTCCTGCTTTAGACTACAAAGCTGCCCGCTTGTCTGCAACCGCGAAATCAGTTTCCGGCCTTCCGGACGGTGCCGACGTAGGCGTTGTCCACGGCGTCCGAGATGAGCTCGGCGGCGCGGCGGTGTTCCTCGTGCTTGACCCAGATGACGAACTTCTCGGGGACGAACTCATACTCCTCGTTCCAGAGCTGGCGCTGGGCGCCGATGCGTCCGAGCATCCAGAAGAGGTCTCGCTTGTCGCCTTCGGCGGTTTCCAGGGTGATGCCATGCAAGCACGGGTCTTCGACCATCCCATCGGTGTTGGCGACGAGCTGGAAGGCGGTCTTGTGCCTCAGCAGGCTTGTGTAGAATCTGCGCCCTAGCCGGTACTGGTACTCGAGGTCCTGGATGACGTCGCCGGAGAAGCCTTGCTTGGTGAGTACCCCTCTCCTCCAGTCTGGGATCCCGTTGGTGAAGCAATCGAAGTAGATCCCGTCGAAGCCGAAGGGACCGAGCTTGGTGTTCGCGATGTGGAAGTGGGCAAGGTTCTCGGCTTGGGCTTCGGTGAGCGTGTAGGCTGGCCTGACGCCTGCATCGTCGCCCCAGTAGGAGAAGGACATGAGTCCCATGACTTGGCGTTTCTTGACCCAATAGGGGTCATTCCACGCCTTGTTGGGGGCGTCGAAGACGTTGTCGTAGGCGTAGTAGAGCGAGTCGGGGATGAGGCCCCTCATGCGGTTGATTTTGGCTCCATCCATGCTGGGGTTGCAGACGAAGAGGCCGTAGACGCCGAAGTCGTTGATGATGTCAGCGTCGGAGCGATCGCGGATGTCGGTATCCTGGAGGATGAAGAACGCGCGTTTCACGTGAAACATCTCCTTGTTAGAAGAGCCACCAGAAGAATCCGCCGGGCTGGTAGAGCCATCCGTTGCGCATCCAGTCGGGGGGCTCGAACGCGCCGGCAGTGATGACGTCGACGGTCATGACGATCGCGCACGCAATCAGAGCGCAAAGCATGTTCTTACGCATTGTGTGAGTCTCCTTTCTCCTCGAACTCGACGAGCGGCGCGTCCAGTAGAGCCACATAGACCACCGACAATTCGCCTCTAGTTTTCTCGCCACACTCCTCGTTCAGACTTGCGAGCTTCAAGTACGTGAGATCATCTCGCCGCTGCGCCCTCGCGCCTTTCTCGAATGCCGCACGCTGGATGCGGCGGATGACGGAATCAGCGAGCACGATTGACTTGCCGCACTCTGGACAGTCCCCACGATATTCCAGTCGGAGCGTCCGGCCACACCGTCAGGTCCTTGTCAGGTTTCACCGTCGGCCTCCGGCACTTGCTCAATGCTGCCATGTTTGGCGAGCAGTTCCTCTACGTCAGCGCCAAAAGGTGTGTAGCCTTTTTCTAGCAATACAATGGCGCTGTGGAGCTGCTCCCTACCAAATGCGGCGGCCAGTGCGTTTCCCTTCACTAGATTCACTTCCGCACAGCGCAACACCTCAATGATCGTCGCCATCACTTCATCTCCTTGAGCTGCTCGGCGAGCCACGTCTTCACGCCATTGATGAAGCGAACGTCATCGTGTGGCGATGTCTCTTCACACAGGCGAATCTTGCCTCGCACCTCCTCCAGTGTCTCTCTCCGCGCCTTGGCTTCACGGGTGATGCGGCCTGTGGCATCGCATACATGACACGCCTCGGTTCCAAGTTCTCCGTCAGTGGTATAGTGACGCAGAATGAGTCGCTCGCCCTTGCACCCGTGGCATTCAACCGTGCTGGCCTCTTCGTAGACCTCGGCGTGGATGGCGGTGAGCACCTCTCGCCAATAGGCAATCGCCATCTCGTCGCGCACCTTCGGGAGCCACTTCTCCAGCCACTCCGGCGTCGGCTTGGTCATGGCGTCGGCTCCTGAATGATGCGAAGCTCTATCCAATCCGATACCTCATGGATTAGACGATCACAGAGTTGTTCGACTGTTTCTCCGGGTTGTATTTCGTGGGCGATTCGCACATCAGATGAATGGTCACCACGATATGAACTGGTGCAAAGCTGCACTTGTACTTTCATGGCTCCACATCCTCTCTCGCGGCTTGCCGAAGAGCACGAGCGGCAGCGCGGCAAACGTGCGCCGCGATCTTGGCAAACTCATAGTGATAGATGTCATGTACCGTCGCGGCTGCACCACGATCCGCGTCGTAGTTTGATGCCTCTTCCTCCAACGCTTGTGCCGCCTCAATCCAGGCGTGGCGGACACCAGATTCTATATCTCCTCCTGGAGCTGTCTCTGTGAACCACATATCTTCATCGCCGCCCATCCAGTAATCTTCCGCGATCTTCGCCACCAGCTCGGCAGGCATGAGATTCAGTTTAGTCATGGCGTCGGCTCCTCTGTTCCAGCCGCTCGGTGAGAGTTGGGTGTCTCCATGCTTCGCCCTCGAACACGCGGGCCGGCTTCGTGGCTCGGTGCTTCAGGGCAATCCACAGGATGGCCCGGCGCCCGGAGTCCGTCTGGCCGTACTCGCCCGAGTGCAGGACGAGGCCCTTCTCGACCAGGTGCCGGAGGTTGCCCGAGACGGCTTGGTGCGAGCGCCCGATGGCGCGCTCCACCTCCTGGCACGTCAGCCCTCGGTGGCCCGCGGCGTCCAGCGCGGCCATGATCGCCCGATCCAGTAGGGCCGACACGGGCAGGAACGACTCCCACGCCTCTCGGGAGGTTTCCCGGTACAGGGCCATCAGGATTCCCATCCTTTCTCTAGTGTCATCGTGTGTCTTTCTCGTCTTGCCGCTCGATGTCGTCGACGACGCCCTTCAGTTTGAACCGCGCGTAGACGATGAAGCCTCCTACGAGGATGCCGCAGAGGAAGATGTACGTCTCCGCCATCTTTTCACCTCTTCTTCCAGTGTGTCGTTCATGTGCAGGAACACCTGGAGCATTTTGGCGAGCAGTATGACTTGTTCGGAGAAGTATTGCCAGCCGGGGTGTCCTTCCGAGCCGTCGAGGTTGCGGCCCGTGGTGGGGTCGTGGATCAGCTCGAGGACTCGAGGGTCGGTGATGCCGATTGCGTTCAGGTATTGTCGTGAGCGTTCGCAGGCTCGTTGGCGTTCTTCTTCGCGTGGGGTGGGGGTCATTTCTTCCTCGCCTTGTTCGCGTGGGGGCAGTCGACCCAGTGTGAGAGCATCTCGCCGGTCTCGGGGTTGGTCTTGGTGGTGCTCATGGGAGTCTTCTTGCCCTTGTAGGTGGTTCCCCAGCGCACTTTTGCGCCGCAGTATCGGCAGGCGACGACTCGTTCGTCGAGGGATTCGAGCCAGTCGGGCCAGTTGGCGCGGTTGTCGGTTTCAGGCATTGGACATCTCCTTCAGGCGGCCGGCAAGTGGGTTTTGCGAGAAGATCTGGTCGATCACGGCTGGGGCGAACCATTTCTCGGTGGCGAGGCAGATTTCGTCCCAGGGTAGGGCTGTTCTGGTTGCGCCGTCGCTGAACACAATTCTTGGCATAGCTGGGGCGGCGAGCGTTGTCGCGATTGCTCTGGCCAGGAGTCCAAGGAATCCTCGGCGGTTCATTCCCTGGTCTCCGCCTCTATGGCTGCGAACTTCTTGGCGATGAGCGCATCGACTTCCTCGCAGATGATGTCGAAGATGGCGCGGATGGACGCTCTGGTGTAGGCGTCCTGGATCAGTGATTTCGAGAAAATCTCGAAGAACATCTTGATCTGCTCGAGTTCCATCACGGGCTTCTCGGCCATGCTGGGAATCATCTCGATGCGGATCTTCTGTCGGATGTCTCCCTCTCTGTCCACTTGGAGCAATTCCGCGAGCATGTCATCGACGTTTTTCTTGTAGATCATTCTTTGACTCCGGCGTAGATGGCCTTGGCGTGGATCCATCCGCAGTCGTCTTCGGTGAAGGAGTCCTTGTCGTACTCGTAGACGTGGCATCTTGGTCGAGCGTGGATTGCCATTCGGACTTCATGGACGATGCACTTCCCGCTCTCGACGGCTTCTGTTCCACCGTCCAGTGGTCCGCCGTAGAACGTCACGAGAATCTTGCTCATCCTCGGATCACTCCTGGTTCGATGGCCGCGCCGCAGGTGGCGCAGTATCTCCCGGCCAGGTATGGCGCCTCGGCCAGGTAGGCGTGGTAGACCTCTGAGCACACCCTCTGGAGGAAAGGTACGGCTGATTCTCCGCAGATCGCCATGCCCTTGTGCTTGTCGGAGATCGCCTGGATCTTCGGTGCTGCCTCATCGCTCACGAGCCATTCGCGGAAGGTCATGGGTTGTGTCCTTCGTAGATGGCGTCGATGTTAGCGCTTCCGTTGGGCAGTTCTCGGTAGGAGTCTTTGACGAGTTCGTAGATGTGTCGTCTGGGGCCGGCGCGGTGGATGAACCATCCGGTTTTGGTATCGGCTGGTGAGAGGAGTCGTCGTTCGCCGTCGAGGGGTCCGCCGTAGAAGTGTGCGAGCACTTGGGAGATCAGCATGTGTTCCCCCTCGGTTTGGGCTCGGCGAGCGCCTTGGGTGCGACGAGGGGGGTTCCTTGGCGACAGCCCTTGGCGCTCGCGAGCGTTTGTGACGGTACGTCGGGTCTGGTGGCCCTGTCAACGATTTTCTTGACGGCGGGGCCCCGGGGGTCGTAGGCTCTGAAGGTGGAGAAGGAGGGTGCGAGATGCCGCGTAGCAAGGATCGCAAGACTCGTGGGGAGATTCTGGGGATGTTGCTTCGCAAGAAGCTCACGAAGGCGCTTGCTGCGGCCTACGTCGAGGCGAAGCCTCACTGGAAGTACGATGAGAACGACTGGGGATCTCAGACCCGGATGTCCGAAACTCTCGACATCTCCCGCCAGCGTGTCCACCAGATGCTCGAGCTCGATTCCCTCACCGCCATCCTTCGCCTGATCCATGCCCAGGGTCTCGTGCTGCAAATCCGCTGCTTCCCGAGGCCGGTAGGATTCCAGCAGGAGCGTGTCACTTCGGCACAGACCCAGGAGATCCCCGATGCCTGACTACGAGCCCAATCCCCACGAAGAGTTCACCGTCCGCCTCATCCTCTTCGCCGACGGATCCCCTCCCATCATCCCCGTCCCGAAAGAGCTCTGGAACCTCATCTGGGAGCGTACCGTTCCCCTCACCCGCTTCTCCTCCGCAATCCTCGCAGACTTCGGGTTCATGTCCCTCGGCGCCTTCGCCGTCCCCGAAGAAGCCCTGAACGGCATCACCACAGAAGTCTCGATGAAGGAATACGAGCGACGTATGCGCGAAACGCTCGGCCCCCCCACCCCTCGAGAAGCGAAAGAAGACCACCCGTAAGTGAAACTGTCCTCAAAAGTGGACACTCCCCCTTTTCCACACTCCAGGGGCCCCAAGAACCCCCTACACGCGATCTCGCCAAACCATTCCCAAATCACTTACGCCATTTCAACAACACCACACTCGAACCAAATCCCGCAACCACCCACAAACAAACAACATCCAGACTTTCCCACACTGTCAACCCAACACCAAAACCATGACCACAATCCCCACCCGCACGTCCACTATCAATTCCAGACTCACAAGGACAGATGAATATCCGCCAAACCGAATGCTGCACCTCTCACCAACTCAACCACTTCCACCACCAGCAGAAAGTGCTTGACTCCCCATTGAACTGTCCCGTATAAACGACAGGATACCCCCTCCACAGGAGCACCCACGAGCCCCCCACAACCCCCCAGAACCCAACAGCTTACCTCACACGCAAACACGCCATCCCCACATCACACCAAAGCGGAAACGAGACGCGAACGACGCCAGTCGTTCCGTCGAGTCGACGCACACCAGCAACCACAAACCCCCAGCCAAACCCCACGACCCCACAACATCCCCATACCTCCTACTACCTCCGTACCCCCAGGGGCCCCAACCCCAGAAGTTACCCACTCACGTAGATGAGGCATCCCGCGTACCTTGGGCCGATGGAGCGGTCCACCTCGCCCTCCTTATTCCTCCCGCGTCGAGCTCGGGCGTGCCCGGCTGGCCGGTGACCCGGCCGGCCGCGGCCGCCAACCGCGGACCTCGAGCTCCCCACCCGGGCTCTCTCCTGTAGGTGCGTGCTCCCCGGGCATCCCTCTCCGGGTTTCCCCCCGATCGGGAGCTCACCCGCCGACACCAGCCCCGCGCTGACCCCACAGACAAGTCCCCCGCTGCCGGCTGGGCCCTACGGGCCGCTCAGGAGAGGAGGCGAAGAGGACGACCACCCGCACTGGCCAGAATCTGGTCATCTTAGGTTGTGGGTGTGGTGAAAAGTCACACAAGGGATTCCTGGTTGAGGGGATTCGCGAGGGGTGGCGGATTCCGGTATGCTGGGCTCTATCTTTCTATTGACAGACTGGACTGGGTGGGTCTAAGGTTTGGGGTGCGGGTTGTCGATGTGGGTGGGAGTGGTAGGGGTGATCTGGCTCACTTGAGGTAAGGAGGGGGAGATGGATCGGGAGATGTTGGAGGGTGCGCTTCGGCGTGATGCGTGTGCTCCGCCGGCTGACCGTGGTCCGGAGCGTCAGTTGTTGTGGGATCGGTTGCTGTACGGGGTTGAGCGGCACGTCCAGGCTGGTGACGCGCTGGTGGTGGAAGCTGAGGGCATGTTGCGGTCGGTACAAGAGGAGCGTGCTGACCTCGAGGCGATTGGTTCGGACCGTGGGTCGTTGGCGCTGGCGTTGAACGCACAGGCGCACAAGCTGATGTTGTTGGCGTGCAAGGTTGAGGATGCCTCGGCGGCGTATCGTATGGCGCAGTCCTACATGGACGAGCTTGTGTGGACTCGGCGGATTGCGCGGGACAAGATCGTACGTGCAGCGGAGAGAGAGGGGGGGGTGGGGTGAGACTTCAAGTGTTGGTGGAGGTTCCGGGGGACGTGTGGCGGGCGTATGCGAACCGGTACGGGGACGTGGGCACGATTCGCTCGGCGCTACGTGGCGAGCTCGAGAAGTGGGCGCCCAAGGTGTGGGGCGAGGCGATTGACTGCTGGGAGCTGGAAGCGGAACGGGCGCGGGCTCTGCGCGCCGTTCGCGCGACGTATGGGCCGGCGTACGCTGGCGACGAAACGGGGGTAGGCTGATGCGGCTCGAGGTGATGGACCTTTACCCGGAAGCCGACCGGGCGATCGTGAGGCATGGGGCCGTGGCGGGCCCGAGCACGGATGAGCTAATCACGCGCGCGATCCTCGAAGACCTCGAGGGCCCGACGCGCAGGGTGGACTGGTTGTGCTCCTGCGGCAACGGCCGGCTCGCGGTTCCCGAGGAGGACGTTCCCGACTACTGCCCGCTATGCGGGTATCCGATCGGGGCTCGGGATCGGTATCAGGACTGGGAGTTGTGAGGATCTGGGGGGCGCTCGCACTCGCGGGCGCCTTCCTGCTGTTCCCGGCTCTGATCGGGCCGGCGCTGGCGGTGGCGGTCATCGCCGAGACGAGGGGGGAGAGATGAACACGTATCAGGAGAGGCAGGAGGAGCGGCGCGAGCGGATGCTCGAGAAGGCCGCTAGGCTCGAGGCTGCGGCCGATGCACTGAACGACCGGGCGCGAGGGCTCTCGGAGTGCATGAACGGGACGCCCGTTCTGGTGGGCCACCACAGCGAGGGTCGACATCGCCGGGACTTGAGGCGGCTGGACTCATGGTGGGGCAAGGCCCGGGAGTGCAGCGAGAAGGCGAAGAGGCTGCGGGAGCGCGCCGAGAGCGTGGGGCGCGCAGGCATCGCCTCCGACGATCCCGACGCCCCCGAGAAGCTCGCCGAGAGGATCGCGAAACTCGAGGCGAGGCACGCGCGCATGGTCGCGCTCAACCGCTCCTGGCGCCGGGCCGGGAAACCGGACTTCCAGAACGAACCCGAGAAGTGGCTCGACTGGGCGAAGAGCACGGACTTGAGCGAGAAGGAACGCCGCGTCCTGGCCGCGCGCAAGGCCGCATTCCCGTACTCCTGGGAGCGCCAGCCGTTCGCCGCCTACGAACTCACGAACTCCTCGGGCAATATCCGCCGGCTGAAGGCCAGACTCGCCGACCTCGAGAAGATGGCCGAAGCGCCCAAGGACGACATCCAGGGCGACGGGTTCGTGATCTCCGTAAACGAACCCGAGGGCCGCATTCAAGTCTACGACACGCCCAAGGACCCGACAGTCTCCAAGACCATGCGACGCTGCGGCTACGTCTGGAGCCGACGCAACACGTGCTGGCAGCGAAAGATCACCCCGAACGCAATGGGCGGGATCGACCACGTCAGGCGATGCCTCGAGGCAGCGCTCGAACAAGTGCGCGCAGCCTAGCGAAACCGGGGGGGCTCTCCCCCGGTCGCGAGCCCGTGGCGGGGTTCGCCTGATGAGCAGCCAATCCGGAGGTGATCCATGAGCACGAACTCAGCAAGTCCGTGGAGGACGAAAGTATCCGAAATTATCCAGGCAGTCCAAACCGACGCCCAGGAGCTAGTGCGCACGAGTGGCGCACCTATCTACCTCGTGGAGTACGGGAAGGACCCTGACGGCTGGTCGATGGTCTGCGCCATCGCCGGCACAACACCATTCAAGCCCGAACCCGGGAGCGAAGTGCGGATCCTCGGGCGGTGGGACGGCTCGAGCCCCAGGAACCTCGGCGCCTGGGTCTATGACACTCTGTGGGTCAGCCCGATTCTGCCCGAGGGAGGCCCCAATGCGTAACGACTGGGGAGACGAGGCGAAAACGCCCAAGCGCAAACGCCGTACCGACCTCGGGAACTGCCCAGGCTTCTGGTACGGAACCGACCCCTACCACAACACCCACGACCTGGACCGCGGGTCCGCAGTCATCGACCCGTCAGAGCTCGTCGAGGCCCTCCCCTGGCTGAAGAGACGATACCGCATTCTGGCGGTGGGGCTGCACTGTGGGAACTCGATCCGCTTCACGATCGCGAGAAAGTGAGGACCCCCATGCCCCGTGACATCAAGGGCCCACCGGGCCACATCCCGACAGAGCTCCGCCGGCTAGTGCGCGATCTACTCAACGAAGCATTTCACTGGGAAGAGATGGACGGCCGGTCAGGATGGAGCCGCGACACCATCCAAACCGCCGCACTGTGTGAGCTCACCTACCAGGCCGGCAAGATCGCCGAATCCCTCGAGGGCATCCAGCAGATGATCGGCGAGATCCAAGACGACGGACTCAAGACCCTGAAGCTGTTCGAGTGCCAAGCCCCCTGTAAGGAGTATGAGGCAGAAAGGTAGGGAACAATGGCCGCACCCAGGGCGGACACGCCGAAGCCCATGACAATGCGAGACTTCCACTTCGCGATCATCCCGAGCATCAAGAGACTCAGACCCTCGAGACCCTCGGACGATGAAGTCGTGGAGTGCTGGAAAGTCATCGTCACGAGACTCCGCGACGGATTCTCACGCTCGGCACTGACTACAAGAGACTACTGGCCCCAGACAAGCAAGCTCGCCCGAAAACTCGCACGCGAGCTCGGAATGGACCCCCACGCCTGAGGAGGCAATCCCGATGGAAAAGGCAGAAACCATCACCCTGGTCAAGCACCTACTGCAAGGGGAAGGATTCAACGTGTACGAGGACCCCGACGGAAACAACCTCTTCATCCACGTCACCCTCGACGGAGGCAAGGTCTCCAGCACTGGCAAGATGACGCTGACCGCATCCTCCGGAGGCTGGAAGGACATCCCCGGAACCGATGGTGTCAGATTCAATCTGATGCTCGGCCGGCGACGGTAGCCCCGTGGTGACCGTGAAACCCCTCGGACCCTCAACACGGACAGGGGAGCGCCTCAAGCGCTCCCACTGTCTCACCCTCGCCAACGAAATGTGCAGACTCTCGGGCAGAGTCTTCAGGGTCCGGGGCGACAACCGATTCGTCACCCTCCTCGAGATCAGCGAGGGCCGAGCCCTCGAGGTCAGCCCACATTGCCGGCCCAAGGACCTCGTTCTACTGATGGAGTTCTGGATCAATGGATACAAATCCGCTCGAGAAGCTCGGGACCGAGGATGAAACGCCTACCTTCATCCTCCGCCAGTCAATCGCAACGATCGCCGCCGACCCAATGCTGATGTTCGCAACGGAGCTCAGGGCCGACCACCACACAAGTAGCCCACGCGAGCAGAACTGCACGGTCTGGCTCCGAACGAAGGGACCCGGATGGCAAGCTCGCTTCCGCCGACCAAAGAGACTGCCCGGCCGCTGGTGGGATTCACGGCTGAAGATCCCCGGAGCCGTGATCCGATTCACCGTGCCACGCTACGACTCCGACCACATCCGCGTGTTCATGCTCTCCGAGGTGGAAGGACTCATACTCCAGAACATCTCAGTGGACGAGGATACCAAGACCGCCGGCCACACAATCTGGAGCTCGGGAGCAGGCCCCAGGATGGATACTCCCGAGTACGGCGCTTGGATCGACGCAGTCAACGATCTGCGAGAGCTCATCACCTACAGAACTGTGCAGGGAGCTACGGTGCGCCGATAGCAGCGAGAACGCCCCGGGGATCAACCCCGGGGCGCCTCTCTCGCCAGCCCCGCCCGCTGCCCGAGCCAAAGAAGGTCTGCCACCTCCAGACAAGCAACGTAGCGGTACGGCCCAGTATCGCGGAACTCGAGCGTGACGCCAACAGGGATCACGTGCGAGGTCTGCCCCGAGATGCGAGCCCGCCGACGAGCCTCGAGCAAGCAGTCAGCCATCAGGGAGGGCCAGGGGAACTTCGGATTGACCCTCAGGATCGGCCAGAGAACGCTGCCCCACGGTACGACAAGCTGCCACTCCGAGCCGAGATCCTCAGGCTCCCGGGCAGCCGAGGCCGGGAATCCAGCGGCCAAGAGAACACGCGCAAGCTCGCGACACGCAGCGCGCTGATCCGCGCCGAAACGATGGCGTATCACCGCCGCCGCCCCCTGTTCGCCAGCAGAACCAGAAGCCAGCAGAGCGCGAACGACGGGAGCACGATCACAAAGAACTCACGCGACATTCCCCACCCCCGAACCAGTAGCCACCCCACCCCCTGGGGAGAGCCTGAGGTTTCTCAGAGAAAGCCCCAATCAAGATGATCCTGTCGAAAGACTTGGTCAGAGAGTGAATCCAAGCAAAGAACTTGGGTCTGGAGGGCCCTACCAGAACTTCGACTCTGTCCACGATCAGCCAAGGAAAGCCAAGGATCTGACTGATAGAAGCCTGGAGAGCTACGCCAAACCGTACTCTTTCACTCTCACTGAGGAGATCCCAAGAGCGCCCGTCGACGAACAGCCGCCGCTCCGCGTCGACGTCGAACTCGACCCCGAGCGTAGCCTCAACACCAGTCGTGATGAGCTCGACGAGCCGATCCTCCACCGAGAGATTCTCCCCTGCACGAACCCGCTCGGAACGCGAAGCCGCAACCAACACCTCCAGGATTTGGACGTCCAGCTCCGCTTTCTGCACGACCTCCGTCGACGCCCGCGCCCGCTCCCTGCGGACCGCGTCCGCCTGGGTAAGCAGCGAAACCTGCTCGTTCGCCACCGCGCGATTCTTCAACCACTTGTCCAGCGCCTCACGGTAGGCCGCCGGGTCCTCCGGCTCCTCCCCCTGACGCACCTTGCGAAGATCCGCAATCCGCCGATTGATCTCCTGCACCTTCTTCTCGAGCTCCTGGAGCGCCTGATACGAAAGCGTCACCTGCACATGAGAATTGGCCGCCTGCGTGAACTCGAGCTCCTCAGCCTCCGAACCCTCCGGCACAAGCGGACCGCGCGCCGACTCCATCTTGCCGGTAGACGTCTTCGATAGCTCCTTCACGTGCTCGAGAACCCAGGTGATTTGCTCGTACCCGACTCGATGAACAGCGTGCTTCGTCTTCCCCCGAAGCTCCTCGAGCATCCGCTCGGACTCCTGAAACTCCTCCAGCGTGCACTTGCCGATCATCTCCCCCTCAGCCGTGCGCCGCTCCGCCTCGAGCTCCTTGATACGCTCCTCGGCACCCTGGTACGCCTTCGACGCTCCCTCTAAACGCTCCACGACCCCGGTGAACTGGCGGACCTGATTCTCGGCATCCTTCTGGTCCTTGTACGCTTGGGCGAGCCTCTCGGCGAACTCCTTCTCGGGAAGGGTGAGCAGGGGATTCTCGTCGACCGGGAGAGCGTTCCGTGCCCTGAGATCCCGCAGCTCCTTCTTGCGGTGCTTCCTGACCTCCGTGAAGCCGTCCTCAAGCGCGCGAACGATCCGGGCCCGACCCTGGGATTCCACGGAGGGGACCATCATGTTGTAGACCTCGGTGACGATTTTCCTGAGCTTGTCGGCACCCTCCTTCGACAGATTTCTCGCCTCGCTTGATTGGAGCTCTTCTGAGAGGTCCTTCATCACCGCCGCGGCATCCCCCGGGGCAAGCAGAGAAAGCACCTCAGACCAGCTCTCTGCCTTCCAGGACGCCATCTCGCCAGCAGTCAGTGCCGAACGCAGTATCCGCCGCGCCTGCTCCGCCGTGATTTTCTTGATCCCGAGCTCCTCCCAGAGCCTCTCTTCGCACTGGGCCATCTTCGCCATCGACGGCATCCCAGCCACTTCAAGCGAGCTCTTCCCG